ACGGTGACCCGCGACGGCTACCGCTACCAGCTCATCTTCGGCGCCCAGTACGACCACGCCGACCACATCCACTTCGGAGCCGAATGGGTCGGGGCGGGGGTTCCCTCGGGGACCGTGCTCGGAGGCAGCACCTCGGGCGGCGCCACTACATATACGGGAGCCTCCACGGGCACTTCCGGGGCGCCCGTCCCCAGCGCCCGCGAGATCGCCCGCACCGCCCACGGCTCCCACCGCCTCACCCAGAAACAGCGTCAACGCCTCAAGGCACGCGCCAAGGCAAAGAAGATGGAAGGCCGCCAACGCTCCCGCCTCCTTCGCTCATTGATTGCTCAAGGACCTGAGAAGGCCGTAGCCGTCCCATCCCTCTCCACCCCGGAGAGAACGAAGGTCACGGTCGAGCTGTGAGCGACTCCGCCATCTTCGGAGGACCGGGCGGGCCGGTTCATATCTACCCCCCCTTTGACCTGATTCGCCACGACCTGGAAGGTGAGGACTGCATCTGTGGCCCTGACGTAATCCCGGTTGAGCGCTACGACGGGTCAATGGGCTGGATGGTTTCCCACCACTCGCTAGACGGACGCGAGGCGAGCGAGTGACCGACCTCCCCTTCGATGTCAGCGCAGTCGATTACGACTCCCTCTCCCCAGCAGACCAACGGGAGTTCAAGGGGCTGCTGGAAGACCTACGCCGCCACCTGGAGCGAAACCCGCTCAACGGCTACGTCCCGTATGAGAAGCAGATCCAATTCCACGCGGCCAAGCAGCGCACCCGCATGTTCATCGGGGGCAACCGGACCGGCAAGACAACGAGCGCCGCGGCCGATGATCTGATCCAGGTTCTCCCCCCCGAGCTGGTCCCGCCCCACCTGAAGGCCTACAAGAAGTACGGCCACGACGACGCAGCGAAGATCCGCGTCATCACCCCCGACCTCACCGACACGATGGAGTCGGTGTTGGAGAAGTACCGCGAGGTCTGTCCTGCCGAAGCCCTCAGAGGGGGAAGTTGGGACAAGGCCTTCGACAAGGTCAAGCGCAACCTCCACTTCAAGCGGGGCGACCGGATCAACTTCATGAGCACCGAGCAGGACCCAAACAAGTTCGGCGGCCAGGCCTTCCACCGCATCCACTTCGATGAGGAACCGTCAGGCCCGAACGCCTGGAAGATCTACCGCGAGTCGCGGATGAGGCTGATCGACTACGGCGGCGACATGGTCTTCTCGATGACCCCCCTGATGGAGACGGACTGGATCGAGGACAAGCTCTGGGAGCAAAGGGGTTCGGACCGGGTTTTCGGAGTCCAGGCCTCGATGCGAGACAACCCGTATCTGTCGGAGGCCGAGATCGAGGAGGCCCTTGCAGACCTCACCGCAGAGGAAAGACAGGCGGTTGAGCACGGCCAGTTCGTCTCCTTCGCCGGCAAGTTCTACCCCGAGTTCACCCGCGAGCTCCACGTCCGCCCCCCCGTGGATGCGGGCTACCTGGAGAACATGGACATCGTCGTGGGGATCGACCCGGGCTCACGAACCGGGGTCGTCTGGGTGGCCTTCGATAACGACAACGTCGCCCTGGTCTTCGATGAGTTCTTCCCCGATGGGATGGTCGTTCCAGACATCGCCACGGAAATCAAGAAGCGAAACGAGATGTGGGGGATCGAGCCGTCCTACGTGATCGACCCGGCGTCGAGGATCAGAACCGGCCCCTCCCAAGAGCAGTTCACGACCGAGTACGCCCGCCACCAGATCTACTGCGGCTCAGGTCAGAACGAACGCGGCCCGGGGATCATGGAGATCAAGCGCCGGTTGCAAAAGGAAGGGCTGTTCTTCACCGAGGACGTGCCGAACGTGATCTTCCAGATGAGTCGCTACCGCCGCGATGCCGACTCGGGGGATGAGTGGAAAGCCGTCAAGCAGACGGTGACCACCCGGTTCGATTTGCTCGACAGTCTCAGGTACAGCGTCCTCGAGCGCACCTGGCACATCCCCAAGACCTTCCGTAACAAGCGCAGCAATTACAACGCCGATCCGTTCTTCGAGCCGCCGTGGACCGGCCCCGTACCGCAGGACAGCCCGCCGCTCGGCGCCTATTCCTGAGTCTTCAGTCCACCTCCCTTCTTCAACGCCCCCGAAGAAGCGGACCTCGCGTGTCGGGGGCATTACGAAAGAAGGAGTAACCCGTGCCCTACACCAGAGAAGCACAGACGTTCTTTTCGGTCGACGGATCGAAGGTGGTCTACGTCGCCTGCCCCGCCGGGGGCTCGGTGACGATCCGAAACGACGGCAACACCCTCTACTACAAGTCCGTCTCCTCGGTCACCAGCTCGTCCAACGACGGCAATATCGCAACGGGCGCCTCAGCCACGTTCACGGTCGGCCAGTACGTCGTCTGCGCGCAGGGGCTGGCGACCCAGGTCTACGTCTACACCCCCGACGCCCTCTCGGTCACGGGCGAGGCCCAGTCGGCCAACTTCCTCTCCGGAACGGGCGGACCGGCATCAGGCCCCCGCTCGGTATCGGGAACGGGCGCGGACAACGTCGGAGTCGGCGCGCTCTACGTCAACGAGACGAATGGAGCCACCTACGTCAACGAGGGAACCACCGCCTCTCCCTACTGGACCCCCGTCTCCTTCACCCAGCCCGGTCTGCTCGGGCTCTATGACGACTTCCGCACGGTCGCAGGCGACCTAGTCTCCGGCAGCGTCCTGGCTATCTCCGACACCGGGACCGTCAACTGGACGGGTGGCGGGGCTCGCGTGTGTGGGTCCGGCCTGGCCGACACCGACTCGGGGTTCACCCAGGCGACGAACGTCGCGGGCTCAAACGTCGGACGGCTGACCGCCAGCGCCACGGCCGGGAAGAACATCGGCCTCGCCGGCCCGACGGTGGCGCAGTTCAAGCCCGCCACCAACGGCCCGATGTGCATCGATGTCGAGTTCACGAACGTCTCCGCGATCACCCTGCGGACGACCTTCTGCGGGTTCGTCGACGCCTTCGCTGACAACGCCGCCGTTGTCACTTCTGGCACGACCCTGACCCTCACCCACACCAACGACGAGATCACCGGCATCTACCAAGACGTTGGCCTGACCACCGCGGCGGGGCTGTACCTCGCCAACGAGAAGGCCAACGCCGCGGGCACCCAGACGCTCACCGGCACCGGAGCCGGAACCCTCCCCGCCGCGGCCACCTACACCCGTCTGCGGGTGGAGATCCGCGCGGACGGCTCGGCGGTCGGGTTCCAGGACAAGGCCTCGATCGGCCTGATCCCCGGCGCCTCGGGCGCGGGGGCTCACACCTCCGCAATCGCCGCCACCACCACCACGGCGCTGCTGCCGCTGTTCTACGTCAGCTCCACTTCCTCCGCCGTCAAGTCGGTCGATGTGAAGCGCTTTGCCTATTGGGGGACGCGCGTCTGATGCCAGCCACATTCGACATCCCCGACAAGACGCTTGTCATTCACGCCGAAAGGGAGAAGCCCATCCGCATCTCCCCCGGCTCGGGTGCGGTCTGGGTAGACGACGAGCGGATCACCACGCCCGTCGTCGTCCGCCACGCGGCCAGGGTCACCGGCTACGGCACCGTCTCGACCGCCGAGGTGGAGCCTGAGCCAAAGAAACCTCCGAGGGCAAAGCGGCCTTCGGAGGTAAAGGCCGCGGAAAGCAAGGCGGCTGAGAACAAGGCCCCCGCTCCGAAGCCGAAGTCCCAGACCTCGACGGCCAAGGCCAAGGTCACGAAGAAAGGCAAGAAATGAGAGTCATCCCCAAGGGATCAGACGAGCTGTTGAACTTCCCGAGCGTCTGCGTCTTCACCGGAACCTCCGACGCCGATCTGCTCGACACCGGATTCGAGTTGAACGCCAAGGAGTACGACGGCGTCAAGCCCTACGCCTACATCGAGGTGGGCTTTCTGAAGGGCATGGCCCGTGAGGTGGGGATGGTCGATGGCGAGGCGCTGGAAGCCGCTGAGGCCCGGATCGCTGAGCTGGAGAAGGCACTCCCCAAGGCCGCGGCGTGGGACGCCATGAACGCAGTCAGGGACAAGGTGGCCGCATGACCTACTCAACCGCCGTCTGCGTCGATGCCGACACCGCGACCCTCTCCAACGTCACCTCCGCGAACACCTCCGGCACTCTGCTGGCCGCCAACCCGTCCCGAGTCGCCGCCTACGTCTACAACGATTCGAGCGCGGTGCTCTACCTCGCGTTCTCCTCTACCGCCGCCTCGACCTCCAACTACACGGTCCAGCTCGCGGCCAACGCCTACTACGAGTTCCCCCAGCCGATCTACACGGGAATCGTCCTAGCGATCTGGGCGTCAGCCAACGGGAACGCAAGGGTGACGGAGATGGTCTCCTGATGCCCCTCTACACCCCTCCGGTCTCGCTCTCGGCGGCCCTGGCCCACACGGGGACGACGGTGGGCTTCTACGGCGCCACCCCCGTCACCCGCGCGAGCGCCTACACGCAGACCAACTCCACGGCGGCGCGGACCCATGCGGCCACGGCACTCTCAGAGAACGTCACCGTCACCCTGCTCACCGACACCCCGGCGCTGTTCAACTCCACCAACGCCGCCATCAACGAGGTCAAAAAACTGGTCAACGCGATTGTCGATGATCTCCAGGCGGTCGGAATCTCCCAGTGATCTGGCTGGCGCTCATTCCTTCCTTGGTCCTCGCTGCACTGTTGTGGCGTGAGGCTCAGCGCACCGACAACCTGCTCTCCGCTCACGCGGCGGAGCGGGCCGACTGGGAGAGCGCCAGAGACGACGAGAGGGCCGAGTGGGGTAAGGAGCGCCGCCAGCTCCTTAATCGCGTCCAGAGGCCTGAGACAGCGGTATACGAGGACTTCGAGCCCTCGCTAGAGAAGGCCTATGTCGGGTTCGATGACGACGAACAGTTCGCGGAGGCGGTGAGCAATGGCCGTAGCTGACCGCGTTCGGGAGGTCCTGGCCGGGGCACCGCCGGTAACCGAGGTCCCCAAGGAGATCGAGGAACGCACCGGGCGGGGACGTTCGCGGATGAAAGACGGTGCCTCGAAGCGAAACGAGGCGATGAAGTTCTGGCGCGGGGATCAGTACGTCTACCGCTCCGACGACGGGATGCTGATTTCCCAGAACACGATCACGCTCTCGAACGGAACCGGCAAGCCCCGCCACCGGGTTCGCACCACCCGCAACATGCTCTTGGACATCGTCGCCCACGAGGTCTCCGCTGCCACCCAGAGGGTCCCGGGTTATGAGATCAACCCCTCCTCCTCAGACCCCGAGGACATCGCAGCGGCGAGGATGGGTGACAAGGTCGCCCGTTTCGGTTACGACAAGTGGCGCCTTCGCCAGGTAACGGAATCCGTCGTCACCTACGCCGTCGTCGCAGAGGCGGGATTCGCCTGGCCCTACTGGGACTCATCGGTCGGCCCCTACATGGAGCAGACGGACCCGCGCACAGGGGAGGCAAGGGTCATCGGGGAGGGCGAGGTCGGGGTCAGGATCTTCGGCCCCAACGAGGTCTACTGGGAGCCGGGGCTGAAGTTCGATGAGTCGAGATGGCATGTGGTCGAGCAGGCGATGCCGCTCGCTGACATCTACGCGATGGAGGGCTTCAACAAGTCGGTCAAGCTGACCGCCAACGCCACCGCCGATGAAGACGGGGTGACGAGAGAGAAGGTCAGCCAGCACGCGAAGCTCTGCCTGGTCAAGTTCTATCTCGAGCGCCCCTGCCCGAAGTACCCCAACGGACGCTGGTTGACGATCGCCAACGGCAAGCAGGTTGTCCCCGAGAAGCGTTACCCCTGCGAGGACGCCAAGGGCAACGTGGTTGACGAGCCGGCGCTTCACCACCTCTGCTACATCCTCGACCCCGACTCCGACCGAGACCAGGCCCTCGTCCCCCACCTGATCGACGCCCAGCGGACGGTCAACGATTGCCAGAACAAGGTCTTGGAGTGGAAGAACCTCGCGCTCAACCCCCAGGTGATCATCCGAAACGGGGAGTTCAAACAGCAACTCACCGACGAGCCCGGCGCGGTCTACCACGCCGTGGGCTCGGGAGAGATCACCTGGCGCCCCGTTCCTCCCATTCCAAATGAGCTTTTGCAGATCAAGCAAGAGGCGATCAACGACATGGCCCGGATCTCGGCCCAGAACGACATCCCCGGCCAGGTCGAGTCGGGACGGGGAATCCAGGCGCTGATCGAGAAGGACCAGTCCCGCCGGGGAGCGTTCATCGCCAACCTCGCGGAGTTCCATTCCCGCCTGATGAGACATTGCCTGTGGCTCGTCCAGCGCCATTACACCGAACCCCGTCTACTCACCGTCCAAGGCAAGCGAGGTCGCAAGCTGATCCACGACTTCAAGGGCGCCCAGCTCCGGGGCCAGGCCGATGTGACCGTGCTCCCGGGCTCCATCGAGCCTCGGACCCGCACCCAGATCACCCAGCTTGTTCTTGCCTACGCCGATCGCGGTTGGATCGACCCCGACTCCGCGATGACGGCGATCGACAACGGCACCGCTGAGGCGTTGATGGAGCGGATCGAACTGGACGAGGGACGCACTAACGAGATCATCCAGTCAATTGAGGACGACACTTTCATGGACCAGGCTCCCCGCCCGGTCTTCCCCGATGAGGACGCGGGCTTCGAGGTCGAGCCGGTCTATGCCACCGACGACACGGGCCAGCAGATCCTCGACCCTATGGGCCAGCCGATCGTCTTGCAACCGGGCATCCCCGCCACCACCGTCCCCGGCTGGATGCCCCGTCCCTTCGACCGCGTCGAAGTCCACGAGCAGATCATCACCGACTGGATGAAGTCCCAGGCTTGGTCGCTGCTCACCGACGACCAAAAGCAGGCGGGGATGGCCTACTACTCAGCCCTCTTGCAGATCAAGGCCCAGCAGGCCGCCAAGGCCCAGGCCCAGCAGATGCAGCAGGCGATGGAACTGGGAACCGCCAACGCCGCCCGGCCCACCGACAAGGGAATGCCCGACCAGCCCGGAGGCTCAGGCCAAAACGGCCAGCAGCCCTCTAACGGCCAGGTCGGCGCACCACAGCCCTTCTAACTCACCCCGGACACCTGCGCTTAGAGCGCGGCCCGGTCCATAACGCAGGACACGCTGCCAAGCCCCTGCCTAAACACACAAGGAGTACCCATGCCTGACGACGAGGCGGCCCTAGCCGAAGCGCTGGACACGCCGCCCGAGGCCGAGGCCCCGGAAGGGACACCCTCAGACGCACCCGCCACCGACTGGGATGCCGAAGACAACCCCTACAAGGGTCGTTACGACAACCTGCGCTCGGATTACGACAGTCGTAACCAGCGCTACTCCCAGTACGAGACGTTCATCGAAAACCTCTCCAACCCAGAAACTCAGGCCGAAGCCCTCGCGGCGCTCGGGATTGAGCTTCAGGAGGACGAGCTCGATGACCTCTCAGACCCGACAGAAGCGCTCACACAGCGCCTAGACCAGTTCGAGAACTACCTCTCCCAGCAGGCCGCTCAGGCTGAGCAGGCGGAGGTTCAGAACCTCGAAGCACAGTGGCTCGACAAGTCCCTAGCGGACATCGAGAAGGCTCACGGCTCCCTCTCCTCACAAGAGAAGAAGGCGATCGAGAACCTTGGCTACTCAGTGCGCGATGCGGACGGCATCCCCGACTACGAGGCAGCTTTCAAACTGTTCTCGGAAGCCTCGGAAGCCTCCCGCGAGCGCTATCTGAAGTCCAAGGACGCTGCGAAGGTCGAACTCGGGACGGCGGGGACAGAGAAAATCGACATGACCGACGATGACGCCGTGGTCGACTACTTCGCCAACGCAATCGAGGCGGAGAGTCAGCTCTAGCGCATCCGGTCCAACCTCATAGGAGGGGTAATGGCAGCCACGCTGACCACGCTCAACCCCGCCATGGAGCGCATCTGGACTCAGGATCACCTGGAAGACCAGATCTACAACGAGACCCCGTTTTTGTCCAAGGTCCAACGGACGAAGCGTTACTCGATTGGAGAACTGGCCCGGGTTCCTCTCCACGTTTCGCGAAATGGCGCGTACACCGCACTCCCCGATGGCGGCGGCACACTCAACACCGCCGGCAACCAGGGGCTCGGAAAGGCCGAGTACACCTACACCCACCACCACCAGCCGATCGCCCTTCAGGGTGACGTGATCGACCAGACGGCGAACTCGGCGCTGTCGGTCGCAAACGCGGTCAAGGTCGAGGTCGATGGCGCAATCACCGACCTCAAGCGCAACCTCCAGCGCCAGTTGTTCCTCAACGGAGACGCGCTGATCGCCCGGTGCAAGTCATCGGACACCAACGACATCGATTTCAACTACTCGGGGGTCGAAGCGATCACCCGCGGTTGGATCTATGTCGGGATGCAGGCCGATGTCGGCACCACCGCCGACGAGGTGGCGATCTCAGATGGCGTAACCA